ACTGAAATTGCTGAATTGCAAGGGTTTCATAGCCGTATTGAAGCTGAAGAGGCTGCGCATGAAGACCGTAAACGCGCTGTTCAACTTAGATATGCAGGTAACTATGGCCAAGTAGTCCAGCAGTTTGTTGATTTTGATCGTGCCAGTGGTAATGACCGTGTTGCCATTGGTTTAGAAATTGGTGAGAACCTAGCTGGCCAATATGCAACGCACAGTAAAAAGGCTTTTAAAGTTCAGCAAACACTGAATATTGCTAAAGCTTTAATGAGTACTTATACAGCTGCAGCTGCGGCACTTGAATTGGGGCCAATTGCTGGACCAATTGCTGCAGGTGTAATTACTGGCCTTGGTTTGGCTCAAGTTAAATCTATAAAAGATCAAAAACCACCTGGTTTCCAATATGGCGGTTACACCAATAGTAACAAGTTGATTGAGATTGGTGAGCGCAATACGCCTGAGCTTGTAGAGCTAAATGGTAAACATTATTTAGCAGGCGGTAATGGTGGCCGTGTGTTTAACCCTAGCCAAATGAAAGCGGCAGGAACTGCCGGCACAGCTGCAGGCGTAACTAACGTAAATGTAGAAATAAGACTTGTTGAAGATGCAAGCCGTGCTGGCACATATGAGAAAACACGCTCAGAAAATGGCGACGAACAAATTAACTTGTTTGTTGCTGACATTCGAGGCGGTGGCCCTATGTCTGAAGTACTAGAACGCACTTATCCAAATATGCAGCGCACGGGAACCTAAGATGATCAATTACCCAAGTTCGCTGCCTTTACCACGTTTAAAAGATGCAGCTTATAAACGACAACCAAACATTCTTCGCACAGAAATGAGCACTGGCCGAGCACGCCAGCGCCGTAAGCATTTAAGTGTACCAACTCATATGGAAGCAACTTGGCGCTTAAGAAAAGACGAAGCGACAGTGTTTGAAGGTTTTGTTGATCATGGAGTGAATTTAATTGACTGGTTTTTGATGGATATTTTAACGCCTCGAGGCGTTGTTAAGCACCAGGTGCGGTTCATGAAAGATCCACTAGAGAACATGAAACCAATAAGCGCTTTGGTATGGCAATACCAGGCGCAGATTGAAATGAAAGAATATAAAGCAGCGAGTGAGGAAGAGGCGGCTATAAGCTTAGTGAAACCTCACACAGTAGCTAGCTTTGTTGGCTCACTATCAAGTTCGATAAATAATTATTTGGAATAGTAAAATGGCTGATTTTTTGGAATTAACCGATAACTTTGAGAAATCGGTTTCACAACTAAATGAAATTCTTCAAGGCGATGAAAACACAACTGTAGAAATTAACGGTGTTCAAAAGCCAAGTATAGAGAAAAAAACAAAAGACACAGTTAATGCTCAAGTGCAGTTAGTTTTAAATGCTGCCGCTGATATTGATGCTGTGAAATACAGTAGTAAATCAGCGGGCTTATCGGCAACGTCATCTGGTCAGTTCTTCTCAGTTGTTAGTTCAAATGGTGAAAGCTTTCTTGACCTTTATAAAAATGAAGGTGGTGTTGCTGTTTACCAGAAAACTTACCCTTCAACAAAAAAAATACAGTTACTTTCTAATTCATCCGATCTTGCTATTGGTAGTGTTGTTGAAAATAACTTTGAAAACCTTATCAAAGATCCTTTGTTGAACGAACCAGAGATGTATTGGCCATCAACCCAGAGTTACTCAGTTGTTGAAGTGAATAGCAAGAAGTGCTTAGAAATGAATGCTGTTGGAAAGGGCAGCTCAATTTCAATGTACTCGGAACTAATAAATATAGAGAAATTAAAATCAAATGGTTTTATATCAGCATCACTATCAATAGAAGATTTATTGATTACTTCTGGCACAGCCATCACAGTAGGCCGAATATTATTATTGCAGTACAGTGCTAACTCATACAATTCAGCGTATGAAGTAAAACGAAAAGAAGTGTATTTAAATAATTTAGATTGGTCTGAACCAAAGTCATTAAAAATTGAAGCTGAAGAAATACACCCTGATGCAAAATATTGCGCACTGTGGGTATCAATACCAGACGGTCAACGGATAGCTTTTTGTGAGCCGCTAGTAAGTGCTGGAAAAAATGCTGAATTCAGAGTCAGCAAAATGTCACCTAATTTATGGCCATCAAATGATTATGATGTTTTTACAAGAAATGATCATGGTGTAACCGAGCTTTCTGGTACTGAACCAGTGTTAAAGCTTGAATATCCATCGCTGTCCACTTTTGAAATCATCACATTTGCTTGTGATGGTTTGAAGGGTGGCGATATCATTGAGTATTCATCAGATGTTTATGGCTCGCTTGATGGTATCGCAGAGATACAATTTCAAATAATGGATGTTGACTCTAATATTCTTAGTGACATGCGCTTGAGCAACACAGAGTCTCAACAGTGGCAGAATAGGAAAGGATTTATTACGCTACCAGATGGTTCTTACCGTTTTAACATTCGGTTAAACCTTAGACATGATGGTAATTTTGAAGGCTATCAAACAGCTAAATTTAAAAATACAACACTAAAAACAAGCTCTAAAAATTACAGTAATTTTTTGTCAGGTTTTTCAAAAGCTTTTACTGTTAGTGAAAAATCTAAGATTGAAAATCATACGCTTGAATTAGATTTACTAAATAGGCAAAACAGTGGTCATTTCTCTCAACCAAATCTTGCGCCTGACGTGTTTTTCAATGAGTTAGATAACAGCCCTAATTATGAAAAAGCTATCGAGCGAGAACGTGCATGTTTGAGAATAAATACGGGTACAGCTGTTTCAAAAACAATTAAGCGTTCATCAATATTAGGCGATGAGTTTTCATGTGGCGTAACTTGTTATTACAAGGATAGAGAAGCAACGTCACGTGTATTAATTATGCAGCTGAATAGCCAAAAAGCGCAGATTGGCTCTAACTACCCAGAGCGTGTAACTTTTTCATTTGATAAGTTCATTAATGATGAATCAGAGCCTTTATCTCGATCTAATCAGGGCGTGCAAATCCATGAAGATTGTGAGTACATTCAAATTTATTATGAAGGTGTAGCTGACGCTATAATATCTTATGGTGAACCTTGGATAAGACCAGGTGTTGCTTCATCGTTCTGTGTTCCTATGCCTCAAATAGCAAATTATTGGCCTGATCCATATTGGCAGGGTAATAAAATGGGCAGCATTAGTGCAGACAGGGCTGGCATCGTAGAGCAAGACAGTAAAGATCCGCAAGGCTCTTTAGTTTTAGCGCTTAGCTCTGATGATCTTGTTCGCCGTTATTATGTTGATTCGGTAGGAATCTTAAGCCCTAACTCAAAACCTTACCTTCATGGCCTATTTAGCTCTGATATACAAAATGGAGCTGAAATAGGGGTACTTTATTTAGATGTTAACAACGCGGAAATACCGGACACCCGACAAATATTTAAAAATAGTTTAAATAGCTTGTCAAAATGGCAGTCAGTAGATACCCAGTTGGTTATTCCTAACGGCTGTAAAAAAGTGCAGTTTCGATTTGTGCTTTGGCCAGTCAATGGAAGCGGTTCAGCTAAGTTTAAAGATTTAATCCTATCAAGATACCCTGTAACTAGTACATCACAGGTTTTCAATATGGTTGAACCAACTCTTCGTGATGATGAGTTGTCTATTGTATATCTATCACCGGATGGTGATGATACTAATGATGGTAGCTTAGGCGCTCCGTTGAAGTCATTTTCTCAAGCATCTAAATTGCTTGGTAAGAATGGCCGAGTTTATTATCTTGATGGTACATATGGTAAAGAGGCTGCAGTAAATTGCTCAAATTTCAATTCATTAGAGGTTATTACAAAGCCATTATCTAATGTTGTTATTAAGATGGGTGAAGAAATAGAAACTGATTTTGTTTTAGCGGATGGCTCAAACAAAATCTGGAGAACTCAACATATAGGCACCGCTCCATCGATATTCATTTATGAAGATGATACACCTGAAGGTTTAATTGATGATAGCGAACGCCACCCATTACATCGGGGTAGAAAGTACAGACTGCCAAGCCACCGGTTATGGAAAGCTAATTCATTAGAACATATGGAATCTTCAGATTCACCAATGTGGTTTTATGACTTTGATAATGACAGCCTATATATAACTACTACAGATGGCGCACCGCCATCTACTCATAGCTATTACATACCTTCTGGTAGAGGGGTTGTATCAGCTACAAATAAGTATTGTAAGCTCTCCATTCAAGGTATTACCGTTAAATATGGTATGGCCGATTTTTCAGATTTAGCGAAGTATGAAGCCACAGATTGTGTAGTTATAGGCTCACCCTCAGATGGGATACGAAGAGATAGCACAACGGGTTTAGAATACCGTTGTGAAGCAGCAGGTTCTGCTAATGACGGAACGAACACGCACAACAACTTGTTCTCTGAGCCTCTTATTCCGGGAGAGAGTGTTTTACCTGCCTCAACAATCGTATCTTTTGATAGTTATTCACATGACAACTACGATGATGGTGACTCTTGTCATGAGCGTTGTGAAGGCACTTATATTGGTGGTTTGTGGGAGTATAACGGTGATCGGGGTATAGCCACTTCGTATGGCGCTCATGTTACTGTTTATAACGGTATTACCCGTCAAAATGGTGTTAGGTATAGAAATCTTACATCTCGCACAGCGGGGGAGGGTTTTGCAACCGTCGGCAGCACTGATGTTAAAGAGGGCGGCATAGGAACGCAAATGGTTTGTATAAGCTGCACATCCTATGATGACATTATTGGTTTTGCTGCCTCCCAGCCAGATTGCACAACAACAGCCATTAATTGCCATACAGTTCGGAGTGTTAGAGGTGCTTACAATGCTGAGTATGACTCGTCAGTTGTAAATATTAAAAATTGTACCGATAAAGACTCAGCAATTGTCAAAGGCGCTGGTTCTGGCTCAATTAATGTTGATAACGGGAATTTGGTTACTTAAATGTCTAAAGTACTCCAAACCCTTTACGCTAGCGCCCCAACGAATGATTTGCCAATTCATACATTAGAATTGCAAGCCCCTTCGTTTGGGGTGATCCGTGTTTGTTCTGGCTATGATGATGTTACCGCTGGAATAGAAGGCGGTGAAATGGTTGCTTTTGAAGCGTGCGCATTAGGGGTTTCTTTACCTGAGCGCTCAGTAAAAGGCCGCCAAGATTTGCAGTTTCAATTAGACAATATTACTGGCCAGTCTTTACAGGTAGTTGAGACTGCATTTGAAGCAGGTGACAAGATAAAGATAACTTATCGTGTTTACACAGCTAGCTATTTAGATGAGCCTGGCGAACAAGCACTCAAAATGACCGCAGTGAGTGTAAAAGCCAATGCTTTAAGAGTTAACGTTGTAGCATCGTTTAACGACTTAGTAAATGCAGCTTGGCCAACTGACCGATACACACCAGATTTTGCGCCAGGCTTAAAGTACTTCAGTTAACTATGAACCATCTTAATGATTACATAACTGTCCCATATGTTGAAGGTGGCAGAACCATGAAGGGATTAGATTGCTGGGGTTTAACTCGCCTAGTTCTTCATCATATATATAACCTACCGCTTTTTACTTCTTTTGGTCATGTTCGCTCTGAACATAAAGCAGAGTTTACAGGTGCATATTCACTCTTAGTTGAAAAGTTCGAGGTATGTGCTGTAAAACCAGGTGCGGTGATATGCGGTTTTACAGGTACAAACCTCGTGCATATGGGTGTGTGTGTTGACGTAGATAGCGAAATTCATGTGCTACATACATGTAAAAAACATGGTGCATCGTTTGTTAGAGTGAGTGTTTTTAAAAGGCTTTTTAGTGAGGTTGAAGTTTATGAATACGCAGGTTGATATAAATGTATATCCTAACAAGTTAGACCTTACTCTATTTGAGCTTTGTAAAGGTAATGAAGGTGAAACATTACATCAATGGCTTGTTTCAAACGTGCCTGATTATGTTGAGTCAGATACACCACTCTTTAGTGCTTTTATAAATAGTAGAGAAGTTCATCCTAGTGAATTTAAAACAACCACTTTAAATAGAGGTGATGATGTAAAGCTAATTGTTGAAGCTAAAGGTGCTGCAGCTATCGCTTATGCAATAATAGCTGTTGTAGCTGTGGGTGTAGCAATTTACGCGACTAACCAAATTCCTGATAATTACAACAGTACTACGCCTGATGGCAGCTCTATTTATGATGTTAATACTCAAGGAAACAAACCAAAGCTTATGGGGGTTATTCCTGAAAACGCTGGCCATCATAAGGTGTTTCCGGATTACTTAACTATGCCCCGCAAAGAATACATTAATAATGAACAATGGCTTTATTTAATGTTGTGCGTAGGTAAAGGCAGTTACGAAATATTAGATGAGAATATTTTAATAGCGAATACTCCAGTTAGCCGTTATGTAGGCGATATCGACTATCAAGTTTTTGGTCCAGGAGAAGATGTTAGCGGTCATGAAGCACATAGAAATGTTTTTACATCAAGTGAAGTTGGTTCAACTTCTGGCAGTGCCGGTATCGAGTTAAAAGGGAAGACAACAAATACAGGTGGTGAAAACGGCAGATATATTTACTCGTTTAAAGACGATAAGATTATTGTTCATTATGAAGAATTTGATGCTGAATTAAATAGGCCAATAAGGTTTAAGGTTACACCTCCGTTTGATGTTGACACGGTTCTTACAATATCGGACACATTTGAAGAGCAAAATGATGGTTATTTTCAATTACTCTCAAAAGACTCGTCTGGCAGTGTTGTTAATAAAGTCACAAACGGTTTTCCTGTTGATATACCAGAATGGACTTCTTTTGTAGAAGAAACTAACTCAACTGCTATTGTGAGCGTTGAGTATTTAGGTGGTGAAGGTGAGTTTAGCGGCCCATTTTTCGCGTGTCCCGCTGGTGAGAAAACAAATAAAATTTGGCTGGACTTTAAACTGCCTCAGGGCTTAGGCGAGTTAGATGACGATGGTAATATTTTAAATAAAGTCGTTGAAGTTTGGATCGAATATAGGAATGAAAATACCAGTGTCTGGACATCGATGATCCACATATTTTCTAACAGTACAAATGATGAGCTTGGCGAAACTATCCCGATCAATTTACCTTCTAAGATGAGGCCAGAAGTTAGAGTTAAGCGTTTCACGGCAGCTACTGATGATACTCGTATTTTTGATGATGTTTTCTGGACAGGATTAAAAGCCGAGTTAGCTAGCGCTACGAGTTATCCTGGAGCTACTACAATCGCAGTTAAAATTCGTGGTACTAATGCATTAGCAGGTTCAGCTGAGAATAAATTTAATGTGATACCAACACGAATTTTGCCTGTCTATGAAAATGGTGTGTGGAGTGAGCCAAGGCCAACGACTGATATTGCTCCTTTCTTCGCGCACGTGATTCAAAGCGCCGGACATAGCCAAGATAAAATAGGTTTAGATGAATTAGAGGCACTTCATACTATTTGGCATAACCGTGGTGATGAATTTAATGCCGTGTTCGATACAGGCAGTACATTATTTGCGGTTCTAAAAAGAGTTTTAGCGCCAGGCTTTGCAAAACCTGTATTAGATTACGGTAAGATTTTACCTGTTCGTGACCAACCACGTACTATACACAAACATATGTATCAGCCTGATAACTATATCGGACTATTAGAAAGAGATATAAAACTAATCGATGATGATGAGCATGATGGTATTGAAGTCGAATACTTCAGCCCCGTCACTTGGAAGTCTGAAACAGTGCTTTGCTTGTTACCAGGTGACTTAGGTATCAACCCAGATAAGATCCGTGCATTTGGAATTACAAACCGAGACAAAGCATATCAATATGGTATGCGTGAGCGACGCACTCGCCGATACCGTCGAACTGTTTATAATTTTACGACCGAAATGGATGCGCTCAACTCGAGTTACCTGGACTACTGTGCATTAGCTGACGACATTCCAGGCTATGAACAATCAGGAGTTGTTGAATACATCATTGGTAACTCAGTATATGTAAATGTAGAACTCAAATGGCAAAGTGGTCAGTCACATGTATTGGCTCTTAGAAAACCGGACGGTACATTATCAGGACCTTATACAGCATCAATAGGCTCAGCGAGCAATGAAGTTATTATAAATGAAGCGTTAGACTTTGAACCTGTCTTTGATGGTTCAATAGAGCCTCCTTTATTTATGTTTGGCATCGCTAGCCGCTGGTGTAACAATGTATTAATAACAGATATTAAACCTTCATCAACAGATAGGGTAAAAGTGACAGCTGAGCGCTATGATGAAAGGGTTTACCTAGACGATGATAGTTTAGCGCCTACTTAACATAATAAGTTAGACATTATATAAAGCAGCTTTTATAAGCTGCTTTTCCTTTGTAATACTGAAAGAGTGTTCAAAATAGTGAAATGCTGAGTTTTCGCATTTTTCGCGATTTTCTACAGCGAGTTTTCGCGGCTTGCATCAGTTAACTAACTCATCACTTACTCATCTCCCGTTCATTAAATTAACTTTGCTTTGTTTATGGCTTTGATTTAGGATCAAACCAGTTTAAAAGCAAGAATTAATGGCCTGTGTCTAGATTACTTATTTGTTTATTATTATTTTTTTCTAGTGTTTCAACTTTTGCAGTTGAGGTGACTAATCTATACCAAGATACTCTGAAAGTTGCTGATAAATCGCGAGATGCTCGATTATCTGCTAGTCGTGAAGCACTTCTTAATGTATTGGTTAAAGTGACGGGTGATACATCAGCAGATCAAAATCCTGTTGCCAAAGAGCGTACCCGCGATATTTCAGACTATATGCTTAAGTTTGAATATGATGAAAAGCCAGATGGTACTTTGAACTTGGTTGTTAAGTTTGAAGCTAATAAAATTAATGCACTAATAAAGGATTTAAATCTGCCTTTATGGGGAACACGACGCCCGCTAGTAGCTATCTGGTTAGCTATAGAAGATAATTGGCGACGTGAGCTCGTTACGCAAGAAAGTTACCCACAACTTGAGCAATTAATCTATGATAAGGCAGACAGACGTGGCTTGCCTGTGGTTGTGCCATTACTTGATTTGCAAGATCGTTCTATTGTTGGCATACCCGAAGTATGGGGAAATTTTTCTGAACCAGTAGAGCAAGCATCAAGTCGTTACAGTGCAGAGCGTAGTATCAC